GTGAACCCGAAAAAGGCAATGACCGCGATCAAATAATCGTATACATAGGTGACAACCCTGAAGAATTCTGTGAAGAGTTTAGCCAATACGGTAAATGTCACTTACCCTATACACCCACTACATTTTTATAAGGTTAGATGAAATGATTAACACCCCCGATTTCCTATTCGGTGTTACACCTGGTGATGTGTCATATGATGAAGAGTGTTTCCCTAATGTATTCACCATTGGGTTCTTACACCGTGTAACTCGTCGCAAATGGTTCTTTGAAATCAGTACGCGTCGCAATGATATCCAGTTACTATGTCGATTCATTGATGAGTTAGCTGCACAGAAGTGTCGCATGATCGGTTACAACAACATCGGGTACGATTACCCTGTGCTTCACTTCATCTATAAAAACCGCAACGCTTGCATCAATCATGCTGACATCTATGCTAAGTCAATGTCGATTATTGATGCACCTCATCACGCACGTTTCGCTCACATGGTGTGGGAATCAGATTGGATAGTTGAACAGCTTGACCTTTACAAGATTCACCACTTTGACAACATGGCTAAAGCGACAAGTCTCAAGGTGCTTGAGTTCAACATGCAGATGCAAAGCATTGAAGACTTACCTTTTGATGTAGGTATCGAACTCACCAGTGAACAGATTGATGTGCTTATCTCGTATATGTGGCACGACATCGATGCAACTGACTTGTTTGCTGATAGAACAGTGAATCAGATTGCAATGCGTGAAGGGTTAACTGAAACCTTCGACACTAACATGATGAACATGAGTGACGTTAAGATCGGTGAAGTCATCTTGGTCACTGAGATGGAAAAGCGTGGTATCAAGTGCTTCGAGTACATTGATAACAAGAAAAAGAAACGTCAGACTAAACGTGACAATGTTGATCTAGGTCAAGTTATATTCCCTTATGTTAGTTTTGAACGTGTTGAGTTTCAGAACATTCAAAACTATTTAGCAGCTCGTGTCATCACAGAATTCAAAGGTGTGTTTAAGGGCCTCATTGCTACCGTTGATGGTGTTGATTATAAGTTTGGTACTGGTGGTATTCACGCATCAGTTGAGTCACAAGTGGTGCATACTACTGATACTCACCAATTAGTCGATGTCGATGTCGCATCGTTCTACCCTAACCTAGCAATCAAGAATGGTTTATACCCTGCTCATCTTGGACAAGAGTTCTGTGATGCATACGAAGGTATCTATCACACCCGTAAAACTTACGCTAAAGGTACACCTGAAAACGGTGCTTTTAAGTTGGCCCTCAACGGTGCGTATGGTGGAAGTAATAACGAGTACAGCCCGTTCTTTGATACTCAGTTTACCATGGCTATCACGATTAATGGTCAGCTACTGTTGTGCATGTTAGTTGAACAGATGTTGAAAGTACCAGGGTTACGCATGATACAAGCTAACACCGATGGTATTACTTACCTTTGCCCACATGAACATCTTGATCATACTCGTGCAATATGTCGCTGGTGGGAAGGTGTGACGAACCTTGAACTTGAAGAGGCATTGTACAACCGCATGTTTATCCGTGATGTGAATAGTTACATGGCTGAATATCGTGAACTTCCTTATCATAAAGATTGGTCAGCTCGTGTTGTGGCGAAAGCTGCTGAAGCCGCGTTGGTACGTGGTGAAGATATTCGTGAGTTCATCACCAGTCATGTTGATGTATTTGACTTCTTCCTGAGAACCAAAGTACCACGTAGTTCGATACTTGAATGGGGTGGTGAGAAGGTCAGCAACATTGTTCGATACTATATCAGCACTGATGGTAAACCACTTGAAAAAGTGATGCCACCGAAGGGTCCATCTGGTGAATACAAGCGTGCTAACAAGTTGACCGATTCATACTTCAACGGTGTCATTGATGAGATTGGTAACGGTGTATGGGATGAACGCATTCACACCAAGAATCAATCAATGTATGAAGAACGTCGTGTCGGTATCAATACAGGGTGGAAGGTTCAAGTGTGTAACTATTTACCATCAATCATTCATGACCCTGATTACATTGATAAAGGTGGTCACTGTGGTGGTGATATTGCTGAATATGAATCATGGCGTAGAAGTATCAACCATGAATGGTATATCACTGAAGCTGAGAAACTTGTCAAACCACTACTTGACTAACGTGGAACAATGTGTAACAATCAGTAATTAACTAACTTAATGAAGGTGACAATATAATGGGTGTACGTGAGAACAAAGTTGAAAGATACTTAGACAGTGAAATCATCAAGATTGGTGGTTGCACACGTAAATGGGTCAGTCACACAGTCGCGGGTGTACCCGATAGAATTGTCATCCTACGCGGTAAGGTTTACTTCGTTGAAGTGAAGACGGTTGAAGGTGTGTTGTCTGAAGCACAGAAGCGTGAACAACAACGGTTGTCTGCTTTTGGCGCGTATGTCACCACTGTCTACGGTGAAACTGGTGTCAATCGATTCATTAAGGAGCTTACCGATGCACAAAGTAACACGTGAAAACGATGAACATGTTTGCAGTTGTGGTCTTCGTTGGGCCACTGATGAAGCTGATCCACATGATGAGGTAGATGAAGATGTTTCAGAATAAAGGTATCAATGTTTTAAGTTTGTTTAATGGAATGTCATGTGGTCGCATTGCACTCGCATGTAGTGGCGTAAACGTTAACAAATATTACAGTAGCGAGATTGATAAATACGCTAACCAGGCGGCACAGGCTTTGTTTCCTGATACGGTTCAGCTAGGTGATGTTACAAAATGGCACGAATGGAATGTTGATTGGGCTAGTATTGATTTGGTTACTGGTGGCTTTCCTTGTCAAGCTTGGTCAATGGCGGGTAAACAGTTAGGCGATAAAGACGAGCGTGGAATGTTGTTTTGGGTGATGCTCGATATTATGAAGCACGTTAAGCACTTTAACCCTAAAGTTAATTTTCTAATTGAAAACGTGAAAATGAAAAAAGAGTTTGAAGAATATATAACGACACACACTGAGAATGCGCTAGGGCATGTACATAAGATTTTAATTAATAGCGCCCTGGTATCGGCTCAGAATCGGAATCGTTATTACTGGACTAGCTTCGAGGTTGGTCAGCCAGAAGATAAATATATATTTCTGATTGACGTTTTAGAAAAGGATTTGCCTACTTGTGGATTAGGTGCGCGCATAGTTGGCCGTAAAATTAATGAGAACGGCAAGCGTGATGATTACAACCAAGGGATTAAAATAGAGCAGTATATGGAGGTTAGATTTGATGGTAAATCAAACTGTATGACCACTGTTTATAAGGACGCTGTTGTTGCATTACTGGAATCAGAGAGCAGGATAAAAATTAGATTTAAATCTAAAACTGTTCGTGCTGGCGGTAGAGGGTCTGCTTTTGGTGATAAACACGAATGGGGTTGCCCTTTAGTTAAGTGTACTAAAAAGTTAAAACCTAAGGTAAATCATAAAAAAGCATCGTGCTTAACTGGTGGAGCTAACAGTGGCGGCAATCATTCAGATATGGATATGCTCATTATTGAACCTGATGTATGTAGAAGGTATTCAGTGAGAGAGGCTTTTAGGCTTCAAACAGTGCCAGAGCATCATATTGATACACTATTAAGCGCCGGCATTAGTAACACGCAATTATATAAGATGTGCGGCAACGGGTGGACTGTTGATGTGATTAAACATATTCTTGATAGTTCGGGACTTCACCATGCAAACTCGTAGTCAGTCAGCCACTGAAGCAGTGATGAACATCTTGATCGGTTACACGATTAACTTCATCGCCAACTTCACATTGTTCCCGTTGTTCGGGTGGGAAATATCCATACAACAGAACTTAATCATCGGTGTGATTTACACCATAATCTCCTTCGTGCGTAGTTACATGCTACGTCGTTTCTATAACTGGTATCACAGATGAGCGAACTATTAACACCGCAAATGCTTCACGATTATCAACGTGTCTGTGTTATGCACCAACTCCAACACGATGACTCGATGCTATGGCTTGGCATGGGGCTCGGCAAAACACCGATCACATTGACATCAATCGTTGATCGGATGCGTGCGGGTCAGGTTAAGAAAACTTTAATCTTCGGGCCACTACGAGTCATACAAGCAGTGTGGGCGCGTGAAGCTAAGAAGTGGGAACATACTAAACATTTACGTTTTAGTGTGGTGCATGGTACTAAAGAGAAACGTACTCGTGCATTGTTTGCTGATGCTGACATCTATCTCATCAATTATGAAGCAATGAACTGGTTAGCTGAAACACTTGACCATTACTACTTGTCACAAGACAAACCGTTACCGTTTGAGATGGTTGTCTATGATGAAGTATCGAAGCTGAAGAACTCCACCACACTCAGAATGAAAGGTGGTAAACGTGACAGACTCGATGGACGTGGTGAACCTGTAACAATCAAGGTCACCGGCTGGCGTAAGATGATTAACCAATTCAAATACAGAACAGGTCTTACAGGTACACCGGCGTCGAATGGTTACCTGGACTTACACGGTCAGTTCCTAGCAGTCGACGGTGGTGACAGACTTGGTGAATTCATCACGCATTACAAAGACAGTTACTTTGCATCTGATTACAGTGGGTGGTCGTACACACCAACTGAGTTAGGTAAGCAATGGATTGAGTTCAAGATCAGCGACATCACAACGAAGATGGATGCTAAAGACTATCTTGATTTACCGAGTGTGAACATCGTCAACATGATGGTTGACTTACCTGCTGCTGCACGTAAGGCATACAATGAGGTTGAGAAAGATATGTTTACTCAGCTCGACACGGGTCAGGAAGTTGAAGTGTTCAGTCGCTCATCGGTATCAAATAAAACTTTGCAATTCTGTAACGGGTCACCGTATTTATCAAGCGACTCACCAGAGTACACCGTGGTGCATGATGTTAAACTTGATGCACTTGAAGAAGTGTTGGAAGAAGCCGGTGGTGCACCGGTGTTATGTAGCTACGCATTCAAAGCTGATGCTGAACGTATCATGAAGAAGTTTAAGAAGTACAAACCTGTTAACTTGACACAGACTAAATCTGCCGACACTGAGCGAATTATTAACGATTGGAACAGTGGTAAGATTAAGTTGATGATTGGTCATCCTGCAAGCATGGGTCACGGGGTCGATGGTCTTCAGGACTCAGGATCAATACTGGTGTGGTTCGGTTTGAACTGGTCACTGGAATTGTATGAACAGATGTGTGGTCGATTAGATAGGCAAGGTCAAACTAAACCAGTGTCAATCATTAGAATACTTTGCAATGACACCGTTGACTTAGCTGTTGCTGATGCACTGTCACGTAAGACCGACGATCAAGAAGGTCTGAAGGATGCATTGCAGCGTTACCGTGATGGTGTGACAACTAATGAACTCGAAACTAATTTCTTTTAGATGTTCTCACTAATCCATTTAATAGCGACACCAAGGACGGTGAAGCCACTTAACCACTTAACAAACTTACCAACTGCTGAAAAGGTTTTGATTGTACCGTCAGCAGCTTTCCACACTTTGACAACATCACGTGTCGAGTCAGACAACTCCTTGTTAGATGCAACAAGTTCTCTGATCGAAGCAGTGTTGTTCTCTTGGTTGACCATGAATATATTCCACCGCTTGTCTTCACTCTCACAATGATTGTGGAACTCTTCAATGTGGTTGTCTAGTTTATTTTGTAGCAGTATCAATTGAGTATCACTCCGTCGTCTACCTATGTTAGTTGGTTCATTATTTGGCATAAATTCCTTCATTCCATAAATCAGCTTCAGCAGCACGACGACGGGTCAATCCACGTAACACTCGACCCCCCGCTTTGTTCCACCGTGACAATTGGTAAGGTACATCGTCCCAGTCACCACTGTTGATCCTGCGTCTAAGTGTTGAAGCTCTGAATGCACCACTGCCTAGATTGTAAACGAAACTTGCAAGTGCTGCACGCTGTTTATCACACAAGTAAGGTTTGCAGTAACGCATGACAGTCTGCTCGGCTTTAGCTAGTTCATGGTGTAACCACACTTCAGCTTCTAACCATGTACAATCACGATCTAAACCTGTGATACGACGACCATCGGGGTAACGAGTTGTACCAAAACCGATGGTCCACACACCCGCAGCACAACGATACGGTGTGGGTGAATATCCTTCAAACGCTGTGACTAATGTAACACCTTCTTTAATCACTTTCGTGAAGACCTGTAACCGAATAAGAAACCAAGTACAGCTTGGATCGCTTCACCGATTAATGAACCCCACAAAAGCTTCACAGCATCCGTGGCATCTTCAAGAGTCTCAACAGCACTTAATACTTCATAAGCGTAGAAGGATGCTATACCAGCGAATAACGAGATAATAATGGTGACAGCAAAAGGTCGCAGTGCTGCATTCCATGCATCGACCCAATTGATACCGATACCTTTTAAACTGGCTTTAGCAATCTTGGCCTGAGCATTATACGCTGCAATGTCAACCTCGCGATCCATCTCACCAATACGTGTTTCACCTTCCTTCTCTGCAATTTTAAGTTGCAGTTCAGTTTGAATGGTAAGCATCTCAAGTTCACGTTTGTGTTCACGAGTTGCACCCCATTCTTTCAGAAGGTTAGGTACCGTACCTGATATTAAACCGGTTATTGTTGATACTAATGCTGTAATCACGCCATTCTCCTATATATTAATATGAAGGTAATCGATACTGAATAACTTTCCACTTGAATGTTATATCCAAGTCAGCCGGTATGTTGTACGTACTACCACCACTGTTGTGTAAGTAAACAGTAAATACATCATCTTTCGGTGGATCTGTTGTAAGAGTCGTATCGACTTCTTTACGTAAAATCATAGGCGACGGTGACGCAAGTACAGTAGTAAAGTCACTATCAACTCTAAATACTAAACCTTCCATACCTACGGCAGTAAACCCCACAGGGAAATCAATTTCATATATTAACACTCTTTGGCCTGGTTCTAAGTGGTAAGGCAAGTTACTGGCAATTGCTAAACTACCCGCTGCTGCAATCGCTTGTCCACTGCCACCAGTGTTGTATGTGTTTATAATTTCATTAATCACAGGCACGTTGTCGGTTTGACCTCTACCTATGTCATCAGTGGTGATGGATCCACTGATATAAGCATTCCCTGTTAAGTCATAAGCAGTGGACCCATCCACCCCGTAACCTGCTATAGACCCTTTAACATTCACCGTGTGGTTATCTGTCAATAACATTCCCGTTTGACCACCAACACCAGACCCGTATGACAGGATAGGTATGTCAATGTTCAAATCTCTTACGTTGGAAATTTCTAAACCACCACCTCTAGGTCTTTCGATGTGACCACCAGTGATAGAACAGACTTCTGATTCATCGATTCTTATAGCTGGTTTAGTTGCATTTTGTACCAGACCAGCCCTAACAAAATCACAACCTGAAAAAGTAATTTGTGTTGTTCTTTCCATGTCAACCAATGCCTCTCCTGACTCGAAGAATTTACAATTAGATGCATGGAAGAAGTTTGTAGGGTCTGCGGGTACTGAAGCTCGATCTCGAATAGCGGATAAATAAGTTCTGTATACGGTAGCGTTAGACAATGTAACACCATCGGTACTGTCTAAGTCCATAAAGTAATTCTGTTTGATAGACGAACACGTGGTAATTGTCCAATCACCTGCACGATTCTTTAAATCAAATACTACATTACAATCTTTTGTAACTATATTTGATATTAAAGGCTTGACAGCCCAATCCGAATCATTAGTGAAACAAAGGTCGATACCGTTGAAATCTAAATAGTTACATACTAATTCAGCCGACTCAGCCGCATTGATACCATTACACGTAGGTACATA